CCGGTATGAGGTGGACCTGAGAGAGTTCAATAAATCGAACCACTCAGGAGGCAGTAGGTAACGACAGAGCTCTATACTAATGCTATCGCTAGCACTAGAGAGATCAATAGTTACATACGGATCAGACTCAGAAGGGAGGCTGCCCTGACGGGCAAGCTCTTGATTCCTTGTTTGATCAGACAGATCGATGCCAACTCTCTTTAGGCGACTTCGCATAAAGAGATCGACACCTTTCTGAACATACCCGTTAACCAACGGTTCGACTGCGATAGTCCTTTCGGTCTTCACAGTCTTGGGCACGAACGAGATCTTGTTGTAGTTTACTATGGAAGCCTTCTCGCGATACCGAGTAAAGAATAAACTCGGGTCATGAGAGTACAGTGGACAATCTGGGTTTCTCTTGTTAAGGAGTTCCCAGATCAAATTGTCCTGCTGCAACGAAGCGTATCCGTAGTAAAAGGCTCCAGGACTCACGGTCCAACGCGCTGAAAGAAGTTTTCGAGCAGCGTTAGTAGCATTCCCATGAACCCCGATTGATGCGCCAGCTCCAAAGTCGCAGAGATCCCAAATCTCAGAAAGGTTTAGTTCTCCGAGAACATAGGAAATCCATGATCGCGCTCTGCTTAGAGCGTCCTCATGCGGGCTCCTTAAAGTACTAAAGAGCCGAAACTTTCTATTGATGCGGGCACAACTTCGCTCGCTTCGCAAGAATGTTTCGAGTGCCGTTTTCCGAGGGTCAAAAGAAACTGATCCCTTTGGAAAAGGGTACTTCCGTATAACTGCAGACAACTGATTCATCAGCAGATGCTCCGCTGACGTCCTAAACACTGTGGACGAGATAGAATCAGCCAGCAACACCATTTCGGTATACTTCTCTTGCTGCAAAAGCTCGAGAAGTTGCTCCGATAGGGGGTGCTGGGTGGAACTCAACAACTTTCTGAGGAAGTCTAGGTAATTACACCAAGACCGAGACCTCAGTAGGCTGTTGCACCGACGAAGATGCGACAACACTTCGGATTTCATTACGATCTCCTTTAGTAAAGTGTGCGTACATCATAACGATGCCCGCTATGCTGACCATTATCACGAATATTGCAAATGTGATAACCAAGACAAGAGTTGGAACTTCGGTCTTCAATGGGTTTACCCAGAGATGACTTGGTTCTTCACCATCGTCTTGAAAGCCGCGCTCGCAATGAACGCGCCAAGGTCGGCACAAATCGTGTCAATGTCGGCGCCCGGCGTCCCAATCGGGACCGAGAACGCCATCTCCGAAATGCTGTCACCAGTTGTGGTGAGAGCACCCGTCAATGTGTGGGTCCGAGTGAGCTTGAACGCCTGTCGAGCAACGCCACTGAATACCGACGTCGGCTTTGCAACAACACGGCTAACGCGAAGATCATCTTTCACGCTAACCGTGTGTGCTGGGCCAACATAGGATGCGGAATTACTTCCGTATACATCCAGTGTGTAACTCTTGGCATTAACTGTTAAAGCCATTGGGATAACTCCCTAAAAGAACTGCACAAAAGCGGATAGGAGCGAATCAACCAAAGTGGATCCGACTCAGTTGCTGTTGTATTAGAGCAACTGCGTCAAGTGCCCGGGTCCATTGATCAAAGCGGAAATCGCTTTTCACAACGAGTCCAGTAGCACCCACTCCTAGGACGGAACGGCGCTTCTCAAGGTCAGTCATTAAATAACTGTCATTGAG